AACGTAGCAGGCAGTGCAACTAAAGTACTAGCCGGAGCAACTGAATCAGTTGTTGATTTCAGCAAGGAACAGCGTAAAGCCTCTCAAGTAATGAAAGACTTTACCAGTGTTATACCTATTATAAGCGGATTAGGAAGAACAGCAAGTGCATTACTAGGCATTCTAGATGACAATCAAAAAGCATTTAACAGTTTATCCACATCGGGAATATATGCAGGTAAGCAGTTCAACTCGTTAAGCAAGGATGCCGCCGCACTGGGTATTGACCTAGGAAAATTTACAGGTAATCTACAAGCCGCGGGCGGTGATATTGCACGTTTAGGAGGACCAGCCGGACTAGCGTTTGTTATTGATCAAAGCAGAAAAGCGTTTGATGCAAATGCAGAATCGTTAGCAATGTTTGGATATAACTTCGAAGAAACTAACGAAAAGTTTATGAGTTTCCTAAATCAAAATTCTTTAGCCATGAGATTGTATGGAAAAGAAAATGTTAACCTTACCAAAGGTGCAAAAGATTACAGTGTATTTTTAAGAAGACTTGCAGAGTTAACAGGAGACCAAGTCGACGAAGCAGAAGATCAAATCAAAAAAGCCAGAGCAAATAATATTTTTAATGTGTTCATGCAGAGTATTAAAGATCCTAAGGTTAGAGCCAAATACGATCAGATTGTAGCGACCTATGGTCAGATGTATGGAGAACAAGGGCGTGAGTATGCAATGTCAGTACTTGCAGGATTTGAACCTATGACCAGAGGTGCTCAACAAATAGGTGCTATGGTACAAGGTCTAGATGGCGATCTAAGAAAACATAGAGAATTTGCAAACAACAGTGCCCAAAGCACAGAAGAGTTTGGCAAGATCATGCTAGGAGATGTACTAGGAAGAACAAGAACGTTACAGGATCAGTATGGAAGAGGAATGACACAAACTGCGTTAGCCGCTTCAATGGCAGGTAGTGATCTTGACGGAGCATTCCAATCTATCTTTGGTGCTATTCTAAAAGGTCAGATGTCGCAAGAAGAACTTGACAAACTGTTTACAGAACGCAGAAGCAAAGAAACCGAAAATTTAGAAGAACTAGTAAAGATTAATAAGAAAATACAAGAATTAAGATTAGCAGTTGCTGAAGAACTAGAAGATCTTTTAGAAAACAATGAAACAATGAACACTATTATTTCAGAAACTAGCAAAGTGTTGGAAACATTTAGAGATGCAATAAAAGGTATGTTCTCAGAACAAACAACACTCGAAGAGCAAGCCAAGGGCGAGAAAAAACAATCAGACGAAAATCAAAGTATGCCCGGCTTAAAAATAAATGAAGAAGATTCGTTAGTAACAAAAACACTTAAGATTATGGCTTCTTATCTATTAGACATTAAAGACAATACCGCCACAATTTTTGGTAAAGAAGATATGGGGTTAACAAAACCAGAAGTTAATACCATGATGAGAGATCTTGCAACCAACCCTGATGCATTTAATAAAAATCCAAAACTATTAAACTTGATGAAAAAATATCAAGAAGAAGGACTTGCTGACTCTCCTGCACAAGCACAAGATTTATTAATTAATTCTTTAAGAATGTTTATTGAAAAACAATACGACAATCCAACTCCGATGTTGAACAACCTAACAAAAAATCAAAAAGAAATAAAATTATACGATAAAGGTACACTAGGACACGGAAGTCTATTTGGAAATTTTGGTGCAGGCAAACTAGCAATGCTACACGGTGAAGAAGCAGTTATTCCTAAAAATTCTCCAATCGGTGGAATGTTAAACATGATGCAAGGTGATTTATCAAATCTAAAACAGAATATGTTTACCGGTGACGGTAAAATGAATGTTTCTGGCATGATGGAAGCAGGACAACAGATGGGTGCCAAATATGATGCCTATGCAAAAGAAAATCAAGGTGCTATTAACGAACAAGGCCGCGGTTTGGTAAAATCCATGACCAATTTGACTGATGAAGATCTTGACAAGATGGCACAATCTAGTGTAAAATCAAATACAACTGCGAAATCTAGCACATCGGTAAATACTATGTCTAGCGGTAAGATGGATGAATTAATAAGAATTAATAAACAAATGTTAAATGAATTGAGAAATATGTAATGAGTTGGAAAAGATACTTTCAAGAATACACACCTAAAGACACATCAGGACAATCTAGTCCTGTTCCAGGTACTGGTGCAGGCCCTGCACGTACTAATTATTCAAGTTTTTTGCCAGATGTGTATACAGGCCATCCAAATCGTATTGAACGTTATGGTCAATATGAAACAATGGACATGGATTCGGAAGTAAATGCCGCACTAGATATTCTTGCAGAATTTTGCTCACAAAAAAATGCAGAAAACAAAACACCGTTTACAATTACATATAAAAAGCAAGGTACTAGCACAGAAACAAAAGTTCTAAAACAGTATTTGCAACAATGGTGCGATCTAAACAACTTTGAAAGACGTATTTTTAAAATTGTTCGTAACGTATTCAAATACGGTGATGCATTTTTTGTTAGAGATCCTGAAACATTTAAGTGGATGCATGTTGATCCGTCCAAGATGGACAAGATTATTGTTAATGAAAGTGAAGGCAAAGAGCCAGAACAGTATGTTGTAAGAGATATCAATCCTAATTTTCAAAATTTATCAGTAACACAGATTGATGCTAGAAGTTCTTCATCACAAAGTGAGTACACAACAAGTGGTGGAGCACTAGGACGTGGTTATGTTGGCGGTGTAAACAGTGCAACAGGCACACGTTTTGAAAACAATCTAAATCAATATGCTATTGATGCCGCACATTTTGTACATTTAAGTTTAAGTGAAGGACTAGATAGAAACTTTCCGTTTGGTAATTCACTGTTAGAATCAGTTTTTAAAGTTTACAAACAAAAAGAATTATTAGAAGATGCGATTATTATATATCGTGTACAAAGAGCACCAGAAAGACGTGTGTTCTATATTGATGTAGGTAACATGCCTACGCACCTTGCAATGGGATTTGTTGAAAGGGTGAAAAATGAAATTCATCAAAGACGTATTCCAAGTAGCACAGGTGGTGGTACTAATGTAATTGATGCTAGTTTCAATCCTCTATCTATTAACGAGGATTACTTCTTTCCACAAACAGCAGAAGGTAGAGGTTCTAAGGTTGAAACACTACCGGGCGGTACTAATCTAGGTGAAATTGACGACTTAAAATTCTTTACTAACAAATTATTCCGTGGTTTACGTATTCCAAGTTCATACTTGCCAACAGGTGCAGATGATTCTGCCGCACAATATAATGATGGTAGGGTTGGCACAGCATATATTCAGGAACTGAGATTCAACAAATACTGTGAAAGATTACAAAGTCTTGTAGCACACGTATTTGATAAAGAGTTTAAAATGTATCTAAACGCCAAAGGCGTAAACATTGACAATGATTTATTTGATCTAATGTTTCAACCACCACAAAACTTTGCCGCTTATAGACAAAGTGAAATGGATAATGCTCGTGTTAATACATTCGCTTCATTGCAAGAAATTCCATATATGAGTAAACGTTTTGCACTTAAACGTTTCTTAGGACTAAGTCCAGAAGAAATGGCAGAAAACGAATCTATGTGGCGTGAAGAAAATACAGATGAAAACATTTCTAATCCATCCGCAGGTGTTGAGATGCGTGGAGCAGGTGTAACACCTGGAGGAATGCAAAGTGATTTAGATAATCTTGGTGATGCAACACCAGATGCAGATGCACCACCTCCAGCAGAAGAAGGCGGAGAAACTACACCAGCAGGTGGCGGCGGAGGAGGAGCAACACCTACTCCAGGTGCAGGCGGTGGCGGTGACACAGGAATATAAGGTAAATAAAAACATGTTGTTAAAAGAATTCTTTTATTTTGATAAAGATGGAAATAATTTCAGTCATGACAATCGTTACGACGCTGAAAGAGATATTTCTGTGGTCAAACAAGATGATACTAGAAAAACTAGACTAACTCTTGGACAAATTAATACTATTCGTAAAACAGCAGAGGCTAGAGAATTAGAACAAGCCAAAGACCTAGAGTTTGTAAAAACTATGTACGGTCAACCACCAGCGGATCAGGCTGGAACACTTTAATAAATTATTTCCGTAAATAAAAACATGCGTAGAGTTGGGTATGTATTAGGTAATGGAACCTCTAGAAAGAAGTTCGACCTTAACAAATTAAAAGATAGAGAAATAGTTTATGCCTGTAATGCAGTGTATAGAGAATTTCTGCCCAACAAACTTATCGCTGTAGATCCTAAAATGGTTCATGAAATAGTTGCCGCAAGGGCACAATTTGAAACAGAAGTATGGACCAATTATAATAAAGCATACGATGAATATGTAGGTTTAAACTACTTTAGTCCAAGCAAAGGCTGGAGCAGTGGACCTACTGCACTGCTTAGAGCCTGTTTAGATGGCTGTCAAACCATCTATATTTTAGGTTTTGACTATGTAGGATTGCAGGGCGGACGTAAAGTAAACAACATATATGCAGGCACACCTAACTATAAACAGGCACATGAACCAGCAACATACTACGGAAACTGGCTAAGACAAACAGAAACCATACTTAGAGACCACTCAGACCGTGAATTTGTACGTGTTGTAGGCAAAAAAGACTACAATCCTAACAATTTTAACAACTTTAATAACTATAAAACTATCAGTTATAAAGAATTTGAGGAGTGTCTTGATAAGTAAAGATATAAAAAACCGCGATTTTACCACCATTTGGACCGGTAAAACTGGTTTTTTTGTAAATATATTATGACAGCCTTGCCAATTAACAAAAATGAAGGAGAAATAAGATGTCTGACAATACAAAGTTTGAACAATTATTAGACCTTCTCGTAAACGAAGAAAAGGATAAAGCAGAATCTTTATTCCACGATATCGTTGTTGAGAAGTCAAAAGAGATTTATCAAGGATTAATTGAATCTGATGAATCAGAAAAAGAAGACGAAGTTGAAGAAACTTCAAAAAAAGATGAAGAAGATGCTGTAGAAGAAGCAACTGATACAGAAGAAGAAAAAACAGACGAGTCTTTTGAAGATGAGTCAGTTGAAGAAGTTGGTGGTGATGCCGCTGACGATATGGTTTCAGATGTTGAAGCACCAGGCGCTGAAGGCGACATGGACTTTGACGGAGACGGTGAAATGGATGATCATGAAGAATCACATGATGACATTGAAGACCGTGTTGTTGACCTAGAAGACGCTTTAGACGAACTAAAAGCAGAGTTTGAAGAAATGATGGGCGACAAAGAAGGCGGAGAA